GAAAAGGAAGAACAAGAGAAAAAAGAAAAAGAAGAAAAAGAAGAACTAGAGAAACAAGAGAATTTAGATCGCGCTAGTTTTGATTCATCTTCTGATGTAATTTACGGATATGCTAATAAATTTTCTTATTATTTCATTGGATACATTCGTGCTAATAATTATTCAAATTATACTTACTATGGCTATTATTTTACGCAGTATACGCAGTTTGAAAAAATTGGTAATACTGTTTATTTCAAAAACGGAAAGGGGAAGTATGTCTATTGTACCAATGGCGGCTGTAATGTTTCTGAATTAAGAGATTCTTTTACAATTCCGAATTGGCACAATATTCAAAGTAATATTTATGAAGTTGATTTTCCAGCAGTTACGTCGATTGATAAGAATTATGTACACATTATTGATTTTGCTACCCAGATTATTTCGGCGTTTGTTTCTGTTGTTGTTCTGTGGTTTATTACTCATCTCATCATTTTCAACAAAGGTAAACGCATATGATATTTATTATCCTGATCCATCTTCGATTTTAGCCTATACTTATTGGCAAAATTTGGGCGTTAATGAGATGTCTACCAATGCCGTTTCAAATGGCGCTTCTGGTGTTATTTCTGGCAATATGTACATGGAAAATGGCAACATGTATAAAATTGTTTTAGATAATACTGGAGATAGAAGTTCTCGCATTTGTTTTCCGCGTTTAAGTGGTAATTATCAAATGTATACTGCTTATAATCGTTCTGCCGCTTTGGCTTGGAATTCTGGCAGTGGTCCGATGGTAATGGAGTTCTTCGCAAATCAGCAGTTTGATGCATCACGGTGTTTTTGTTATGGTGCTTCTGGTACTGTTTCACCTATTACTTTTAAATTTTTTGAGTATGTCGGTGGTAAGTCCTATATGTTTCATTATTGTTTAGAATTTACACCACCCGAATATAACTATTCTGTTAATTTTATTACTTTTAGTAATAATTATTCTGGCTGGGAAGTTTATCCTATTCTTTTCAAATATAAGTCTAACCTTACTGATAATGAGCGTTCTACGTTTGGATATCCTTCAACTGGTCAATCAGTCGATGAGTTAAAATTGCAATCTAAAGAACAATTTGAAAAGCAGATTGCAGAATCAAAGAAACAGCATGATGAGCAAATGGACACTTCTGATTCTTCTAAGGTTGGCGGTATTGCTGATACTCTTGTGAAGTCTGGCAACGAAAAGACAAAAAGTCTTTTGTATCCGATACAATGGGCAATTTCTACTGCTCATGGTCTTGCTAATGCTTCTTCTACTGGTGTTATTACTTTACCTGGTATTTTTGGAGCTAGTAGTTTTACTGTTGATTTAACAGTTTTCGAGCGTGAACTTCCTACAGTTTGGTTTTTCATTCAGAATTTTATAAGATTCATTATTTCCTTTGGTATTATAAAGGGTATTCTAGCGCTTTTTAAGGGGGTCGATGGTTAATGATTGTAAAAGCATTCTTGGCTATAATAAAGGCAATTACAGACGTTGTTTTTAGTATTCTACCAGCTATTCCAGTCTTCCCATCTTTTGTAGGTGATTCTCTTAATTGGTTCAGTACTTACGCGATTCAGGGTGCAAGTATTTTTCGATATATTTTAGGTGATATTGTTTATTTAGCATTGATTGATTATATAGTTTTAGTTTTTGGATTTAAATTATTCTTGATTGTATTTAATTTTATAAAAAAGTATGTCCTAATGAAGGGATAAGAAAGGAGTTAACCAGTCGCTAGCGTATGCGCGACTTGTATTTTATGGCAAATATTGAAAGTTTGGTAAAGAAAGATTTTAAGTCTGTTAATCATCAAGTGATTAAGGATGATTATCTTCTTTCCAAGAATAAAGATTTTTTCAGATTATCAGGTGTTCAAGTGTTTTGTGGTCGGCAAGGTCAAGGAAAGACCATCTCAATGGTTAAAGTTTTACTCGATATAAAAAATAGATATCCTAAATGCATTGTTGTAACTAATTTACTTTTGAATGTTGATTTCGATTATATTCAATTTTCTACTATGGATGATTTAGCAGATAAGTTAACTAGTGTTAATAATGGTATTTATGGTGTAGTTTATGCGATAGATGAGATTCATACATATTTTAATGCTCTAGATAGTAAAAATATACCATCATATATATTTACAGAAATCAGCCAACAAAGAAAACAAAGAAAATTAATATTAGGAACTAGCCAGTTATATTTAAGATTGGCTAAGCCATTTCGCGAACAGTCAGATACACTCATCATGTGTAAATGTATAGCACAGAAATTTAATTTCATGTACGTTTATGATGGAGCAACCTTAGTCGAAGATTTTGGCAAGTTGTCGGGCGATTTGCTCAAGATTGGGTTTTTCATGCAAACTCGCAAACTTAGAGATTCATATGATACTTATCAAAAAGTTGTCTCTGGCAGAGAAGAGTATGAAACTCAAAATAATTTTAATTTTGAAATCAATAAGAAATTTTTGAAAAAATAGAACCAGAATCGAAAAATTCTGGTTCGGTTGCTTGCAAATTTTTTGAAAAATTCTGGCAAGCGTAAGCGCGCAAGGGTCGACGTACTATGGGGGGTACTACGACACCCCCCATATGTGCCATGTGCCATGTGCCAAATTTATTGAAAAACGATAAGAAAGGGGAATTATGAAATGTAAAAAATCTCGATACTGGACCTTTTTGATTTATCCAGAATCAGCGCCTAAAAATTGGTTTGAGATTTTAGAAGATTTACATCTTCCTATTTGTGTTAGTCCATTACATGATAAAGATACTAATCCAGATGGTGAACCGAAGAAACCTCATTATCATGTAATGATATGTTGGGAAGGTCCTACAAGCTTTAACAATGTACAAGAGATATCTAATCTTTTTTCTGGTGTATTGCCTTTTCCAGTTGCTAGCGTAAAAGGTATGTATAATTATTTTACACATAAGGATAATCCTGATAAGTATCAATATGATAGTAAAAAGATTATTAATATTTCTGGATTTAACATTGATGATTATAGGACATATACAAGTAATGAGATTTTAGAAATGAGATTAAAAATTGATGAATTTATTAGGACTGGTCTTATTCTTGAGTATCACGAATTACGCGAAAAGTTGATTGATTATGATTTAGAGCTTTATATGTATGTAAGTAATAACACCATGCTTTATAAAGCTTCTTTGGATAGTAAAAGAAATTCATTAAAAAAATGATTGTTTATTAATTTTATTTGTGTATAATTTAATTAAGAAAGGAGATTATCTATATTGAAGAACTATTATCGAGAGTTCTTCACTAGTATTAAGAGTTTTGTTAAGTTTGCTCCGTTCCTTGATGAGTTAGGAATTCATAAAAGTGCTTTTTCTAGATTTCTTAAAAATGATAATTTTGATTATGAAATTACCATTAATAAGTTATCAGATTTAAAAGCTTTAATTACTGAGAAATTTAATAATTTATTAGTGAAATGAACTACTTCGCATAATGTATGTTCTTAAATTTAGTTTAGTTAACTTAAATTAGAAAGGGGTACAAAATGAACGTTAAGGCAGTTATCGTTGAAAGAACTAGCAAAGCGGGAAAACTGTATAAGGTTTTACAAATTACTTTCCCTAATGGTTACGTTTTTGAAACATTTCTCAACAATGAACAATCATACATTATTGAATTAAATAACAAATAGAAAGGGGAATAGAAATGTTATTACATCATGTTATTACTGTAATGCGAGAAGGTGGTGCCGCTACTGGCTATCAATTTGGTTTTGACGCTGCTGCTGTAGTTAGTGGTATGTTCTCTGTTATTACTGCAAACATTGGTCCAATCTTAGCATTAATGGGAATTACTCTCGGTGCTGGTTGGGTAGTTAAGTATTTTAAACATGCCCGTAAGGGTCATATCTAAGCCTATTGAACATAACTAGCTACTATGTTTATAGGGGGATAGTCATTTTGTGGCTATCCCTTATTTTTTTTAGAAAGGGGTCAAAATGACAAACTTAGAACTGATTAAAGTATTAGTTAATTTATTTACTGATTATTTTAAATTTTTTATGCCTGTTATCGGACTTATGGCAGGCGCTAACTTGGTTTTTAATTGGATATGGTCCATCTTATTCAAACCATTCTCACACATTTAATTATTTCTTGTTTTCTTATTATTCCTGTTCATGCTGAAGAGCCAAGTCCATCTCCAAGTCCTACTTCTGAAACGCAGAATAATGATGATTTGATTAATTATCTGGAGCAACAGAAACAGGAACAAGCAGAAAAGGAAAGACAAGAACAAGAGAAGAAAGCACAAGAAGAACAAGAAAAGAAA